CCTACCAAATGAATCTTTCCTTCACTCATGTTTACTCCTCCCTTTCCGAGAAATCTTCTTCACTGATTTCTCTATCTTTAAGTTCTTTTCTTGTTTCTATTCCTTCATCAATAAAAACAATCCAGTCCTCCAACTTCTTAACCACATCTTTTGGTTGTTGTGGTAAGACCGGCATTGTAGGATGCATTGTAGGATCAATATGCTCATCCATAAAATTAATCAATGATCTACTGGCTACTAAAATCTTCAATAGTTCATCAGGTACAAATTTCATTTTTGTTTCCCCTGTTCAAAAACAACATTTCCCTTCCAATTTCTAATTATTTCCTCAGTAACCTTTTCGCCCTTTAATTCGTAGAGCCTCTTCCATGCCTTTGCTGTAGCAACAACAACCTCAACATAATTCAAAACCAGAAAAAGGTCATCTGCAAGAAGTTCAAATTCAACCGGACGAAGATTGTCAAGATTTACTGCAATCTTATTATTCTTTTTGAAATACACGAATAGATTATCATCCTTCCGATTTTCAACATAGAATTTTCTAGTTCTCTCACGTTTAAAGATTCCATTATAAAAACGAATATATGCATTTACAATAAACCTCTTCGTTTCTGGATATTCCTGAAACACCCTATTCACTTGTTCTTCTGTTGGATCTTCTAGTTCCAGTTTTATCAAATGAAATTTAGATTCTCCCTCAGCAGGTCTAGGAAGATCCTCTACCGATCTAATCACTGCATAATTTTTACCTTGTTCCGCTACTCTCATTTTTTACCTCCTGGTAGTAATCTAGACGTCTTTAACATCATAGGTAACATTTGCGAACTAATTGAATGATCTTCTATTCGTCGAATTACCTCTTGTGGAGAAACTCCTCCTTTTACTACAATATCATTAATATCATTTTGAGAATAATATTTTGATAATAGAAAATATCTGATTCTTCTATTACCTGCTGCAATTTGCCATGTCTTTAATGTTCCCTTCAGCCCATCCTGATCATTATCCATACAGACTATGACTTCCCTATCAATTTCTTCCAAGATTTTTTTAATCATTTCTTCACTTGGCTCTTTTCCGAGACTACAAGAAACATTGGTATAATCTTCATTCATCAACGTCAAACAATCAAGCAATCCCTCTAAAATAATAACAGGCCTATCTGGATCGAAACAACCCGAATTCAGAACTATTGTCATCTTCCCCGATGGTGGATTTAGATATTTGGGTTCTTGTTTATCTGATAAGGCCCTGGCTTGAAAATAGACTATAGTTTCATCGTTCATTATTGGAATTATCAGCCTGTTCGCATATCTGCCCTCAAAACAAACATAATAAGGATATAGATCCTTTTCTAATCCCCGGCTTTCAAGAAATCTATGTGCCTTATCATTAATATGTGATTTCTTTATACCTGTAACCTTTTCTGTCAAAGGAAAACACATTGAATCAATAATCATATTATATATAGATGCTTCTTCATCTGGTTCAACATCTTCCTGTAGTGGAGCAATCCGATCCCATGATGATTTAATATTTCCCCAAACACGAATTCCAGCAATCTCTTTTGCTCGGATAACATCACATTTTTCAACATGCATTATTAATGCAACTATTGATCCAGACCACCCACAATTAAAACAATGGCATGCTGTTGAAGAGAATTTATCATGATTTACATGAAATCGTTTCTTCTTTTTGTCCTTTTTCGAATCTCCACATATAGGACACCGTGCTAATATTTCAGAACCACCACGGATGATCTTTGCCTGCTCTAAATTACTCAAACACCAATTGGTCACATTTTGTCTGTTCATTTTTTTAACACCTTAATAGACCTCTCTAGAATAGTGGATGTTTGTGCATCTTTCGCACCTTTAACACTCTCAAATGTTGCTGTTGCCATAATATCATCATCTACAATTAATATGTCATTAAATGTTCCCCAAGAGATTCATCAAACATTGATATCGTTCATCAACAGAATCCTGCAACCATATTTTGTCTGGATTCTTTGTAAAATAGTCATGTTCAAGCTCCCAAAGCTCTCTCCTGAACTCTTCACTAGCTTCAACATCTTCAATAATGTTCTGCCATGTTATCTCAGAATTTTTCAAAAGAAGCTTCTCCGGAGTTTCAGTTTCTCTATATACTGGTAAATCCGAATACAGGCCCGCAGCACCCGCAGCATAATAATCCAGTCTTTTAATATTAGATTTCGATTTATTGAAATCATTATTAACGAGGGGACTGATGCCTAACTGAAATTTTAAAGCCTTCATACGATCAACAAAATCATGATAATATTGTGTCCAGGGCCAATATTCTACTATATCAGAATTTTCAAGGTGATGTGGAATTCCACCAAAAAATACCCATTGAAAGCGATCCTTTGACTTAGACGAATGTCGTTCAAAGACCTTTTCCAGATGAGTAAAATCATCTTTCCCAGCCATTCCTCTAATTTTGAATCTATTGCTAGTCCCTTCATATCCAATACGCAGGGGGTCTCCCGGATTTCGTTCAACAAACTGTGGTTCTCCCCAAATATCCTTATCCAGTCGATTTTCAACTATTGTATATGGTTTTGATCTCGCCTCAAACAATCTTCGCATACACTGATCAGCTAGAGTCTGCGTTGAAAAAATAAAACCATCACATAACTCCATAGTCATAGCAATTGTTCTGGAACTAATCATACCCTTGGCATAATTATATACAGGAATATCTAACAGCAAATCATCAGTTTCATAAATCCAGAACGGTTTAGATGGTGATTTTGCTTTCATGCCCTTAACAAACTTATGAAACTGTGGATGAAACCACCTATACAAGATGACAGCATCATAATCAGTAAAAACAAATTGCCTTGGATCATTTGCCATCGTAATTTTCAAATCTTTTCCGTACTTTTCGGTCAAAATCCGCTCAGGAACAAGCCACCTACAATAAAATGTTCCTTCATAAATTCCCTGTGATAAAACCAGCACATTCATTCTCATTCGGTCTCCTCCTCATTACATTTTAGACGTTTAACTCTGTCCAAGCAAAAAAGACATATCGCTGCTCTTGGTTTCATACCAATAACATGACGAATTCTCAGCTTACCTTTTGGAACTTTTCCTTTGTGAAGGAATTTATAACGCTCTGGTATTTCTCCTGCAGTTAAGGTAACGCCCCCAATGAAAAAGGCCTTGGCACCATCACGAAAGTGTTCACCACATAACCAACATGTATCAGGAACCTTTGTTACTGCCATTGACACCTACCCCCTTTACCCCAAAGCCTAAAACCCGTTAAATTCAAATAGGCTGCTGGTAAACAAATAATAATAAGACCATATGTATGCTGATTAACTAACGCATATAAAATCCATGAAATTCCAGCCGTAACACCCAACAAAAAACCATAACGATTTCTATTTCGTATTAACCACAAAGCATACAATTCAATGAGGCCTATCAAAATATCCCAAGACCATATAATATTAAGGAAGCCATCTAAACCAGGAATCGCCATATCTCACCCCGAACAGGATACAATTTAAATTCAGTCCTCTGTTTTCATCGCTCAAACCCGAATTAGATAAATGCCAGAGCTTATATTCAAAATGTAACGTAAATTCATTATTAACCGGAATTTTCAACCCCAGGCCTGTCTCTAATATGAAATTAAAGTCCATGCCCATCATATGAATAGGCATATCAAATTTTTCTGTTATTCCAGTTCCTAGTAAAATGTATGGTTCGGTCGAACCTAAAAGATAATGAATCCGCAAGGCGGGACTTAATCCTATAAGTTTTCCATTGGTAGAATCATGATATGCTAGTGGAACTTGAAGATCCAAATCAAAACGAAAACCATTCAATTGTTTTTCAAGTATAGTTGTATAGGGAAACAACATAACAAATTCACAACGACCAATCTCATTCAAATCCTCAAAAAAACCATCTGGTTTGAAACCATATCCTCCAAGGAACCCAATGTTTCCGGCATGGCTAATAGATGAAATCAATAAACAAATTACTAACAAAACACCTAGCACTATATTTCGCATCACTTTATCCTTTCTTTAGTACTTTAATATTTCGTTCCTCATCCTTTTCTTCTATTCGTGTCTTTTCTTCTCTCTTCGGTGGTTTACGTGGAGGAGGAAAATCTATCCGTGGTACGCGAGGACCTTCTGGATTTCTACCACGGCGAACCTCTTGTCTATTATGTTCCCATGTCCGTGGCTCATCTCGCCGAGGCGCTGGGTACCACCGATTATTTGATTCCCAGCCCCTAGCATCTGGATTTACAGCAGTAGAATCATACCATGCGATTCCGCTTGATGCTGTAGGAATTGTCTGCCGATCGTGATCATTTGTATAATCTATAGAAGCATTGATATTAGACATAGCTTCCTGCAGACGTTCAAACTGTTCACTATTCGGCGAAACTCTTTTCCCCCGAAATCTTTCAAGAGTTGATATAGCGTCTCCTAATAAACTCATAGCTGTTCCCATTGCCTTTGTGGAAATTCAACTTCTCGTCTTTCCTTATTCCATGCTGAAACCGATGTAAAATATCCAACTATTCGTGTACAATGATCTACCTTTCTGCTATTACATTCTGGACATGAACCATGTTTCCCCAACACTGTCGAATCACATTTCAAACATCTCGTATAAATTGGATTCAGAGCAAAATGTGAAAGCCCACATTCAATAGCAAATTTAATCAATTTCCTCATCTGTGCTTTTGTTACCTTATCGGAAATATTTAGATGTGAAATCAGGCCTCCCGAAAAATATTTATCCAGCGATCCATCTACCTTTGCCCGTTCCCAAAGATCCGCCTTTTCCCAAAGAGGAATAAACTGATTCGCGTAAAGATGGTGCTCTGCAATATCATCGTTGAAATAAAATCTGTCTTTCCTCGCCATGGTTGTCGATGCCGTTTCACCTGGAATTTGTTCTAGATTAATTGGCATCTTATACTTGTTGCTGAGTTTAGTAAGTTTATCTTGAATAATTGTAAAGTATTCTTGAGCTTTTGTCAAGCCTTCCTCTTCCATTATGTTAATTCCTAACTCTTGAAACCCTTCCCAAATGCCTATAATCCCAACAGAAGAAAAGAACATCTGGTCTAGATTTATCCATTTTAAATTACTGAATTTCAAGAATCCAGCGGCTTCAACTTTCTTCAAGAGATTCCTATGGCTTCTCAATATCTTAGCGATCTTGTCAAGATAATCACTAAGATATTTCATAAACGCGCCATTTGTATCTCCCTTGAAGCGACGGCAGATCCTATAAAAATTCAAGGTTACAACACGATGTGATCCTACATTCAATCCACCATTACCAAAAGAATCTATACCCTTAAACTTCATCAAGTCTGTAATGTTGCTCTGTAAACGGCAACAAGATGCTAACTTTGCCTTATCATCGGTAATATAGACATTAAAAAGACCTTCTTTATTGATGGTTGATACCATATCCAGAAATTCCTCGTCAACAACCTCACCATTTTCAACAAACATGTTCAATGTAGTAATAGGAAATCTATATGGTAGCCCAGTTGTAGGGTCCTTCTTTGCCATGAATTCCAGAAATATCCTCTGAACTCTATTTATCTCATTCAAATACTTCCTGTCCGTTGGTTTAGTACCATCAGGATATGTATATTCTGCAAAAAGATTTTTTATATTTGGTTCATCAAAAATGGAAATATTACTAAAGACGGGATCTCCTCCAATACGAAACGGATTCAACATAACATGAACATAAGACTGTAACTCGTTTTCAATCTGTTTATCGTCCAGCTTCTCTTTAGCAGAAAACCAGGCAACATTTACCAAGAAATCTCCTAGAGCGATAGCCCCGGCAAATTCCTGGCTCAAATCCATTGTATATTCTGTGACCTGTCCTACAAAACTTCTAAGCCTCTTTGGTGGGAAAGAATGTAATGGTCCATATGGTCTTCCCTCTGTCATCAATAAACTTGTTGAGGCAGCAAAACAATAAGGTATTAAAATCTTGGTTGCATCATGAACATAAAACGTTCCTATAATAACCTTTGTAAGAAGATCGTTCGCCTCTTCCAAGCCCCAATCTTCTTTCATCTGTTGCCACAAACGATAAAATCCCATCAATTTATACCAAGCATTAACTATTTCATGAGAATATGTAACGTGGTTTTTGTTATCACCCACAGAAGAATTCGGATTAACAGAAATATCACCTATGTGGTTTCCAAAAAAACTATCAGCCATATGAGGCAGATCAAGATTATCCCTTTGGATTCCCGTCAATTTCAGATAATCTTTTCCTCGTGGATTATTAGCAAATGAATTATAAAACTCGACGAAATCATCATCAAAGTTCATTCTAATCGAAAGTGTTGCCATTCTGTTCCTCCTGGTTTATAGGTAATTGTCGAGCAGGCAACACGTACCAATTTTTTTGATGATCCGAAACCCATATTTTTTGATTAGCTGACGCTGGAATAACATGTGCGGTAGGATTGTTCTGTTGAAACTCTCCATCAATAATCACATCCATAACTAAGCGAATCTTGTTAGGTACGTTTTTAAATGGTTCGCCAGTATATAGTATATTCCTCTTCTGTAGACCTAATTTCACCGAGCCGGCGACTTCAAAGAGATAATCAATGCTTTCGGGCTTCAGATAATAAAGAAAATCCCCACCCATATACGCAACAGCATCAATTAAATCTTTTCGTTCTTCTATCATAGAAAACAGCTTTCCGGGTAGAATGTGTTCTCCAGCTGAGAAGTCCTGAAGTTGAGGATTATGACAACCAGGGCATCTACGTCGGCATCCGGCAGCAAAAATAGACAAACACACACCGCCGAACGGATCATCTGTAGTATTTACATCAAGGCCTGCTATCCTTGTCATTCAAATTTCCTTTTCATAGTCTCATAAAAACCATGTAATTCTTTTGGGACTAACGTCTCAAATGTTTTTCTATCATCTTCTCTCAATGCATTACGAACCTTTGTTGCAGATGCCGCGGCAGCTGTTCGGGGAATTTCTTCCACCTTAAAATTATCCACTAGATTCAATGCATCCCTCACCCTTTCAACCATCTTTTCATAACTTGGTACCCTATCAGCGCCCGAATACAATGCTACCGGTTCGAATCCTGAAGAACGAACTATATGAACAATTCCTTGTGTCTTTTCATCTCCGAGATACCCTGTTAATGATTTCAAAATCTGTACCTTATTCGCTTGTGGATAAACCCGACGTATAAATTTCTTTCGTTCGTTAAAAGTAAATGGATTTTTCGATTTATCCTTGCTAGATCCGGCACCTTCAACAATCACCACAGCAACCCTACCATATCTCTTCAAGGCAGCATCAATCACTTTTTTATGTCCAAGATGAAAACCCTGAAACCTGCCCTGAACAATAGCTGCAGATTTAGTTAATGGTTTTTGTTCGTTCAATGATTCAATAAATGTCTTCATATTTCTCCTCAATAAAACGGAAAATCTTCCTTAGAAAACTTACAGCCCGCCGAGCCCTTATGTCCTCCACCAGAGGGATCGTGTTTCTTTGCAAGTTGTGAAACATCAATATCCGTATTAACAGAATAAAAACTGACCATCCACTTATCTTCAATATAGGTAACATAGACTAAAATATCATATTTAGAAACATCAATACTATCAGTCCATGTCTCCGATCCACAGCCCCGAGCTCTATTCACAACCGCACATTTAAGTCCTTCCCAGGTCCTTTCATACATATCACGAGGGATTATAGATTGATTCCTTCGAGTCACATACTTATGTACTATTTTACCCTTTGTAACAAGATCACCAATAATATAAAATTCATCATCAGTTGCTAACAATTCGCTCCAGATATTATTAGTCGCTCCTGGGTTTGTTTCTTCCGTATAAAAACCATTCCAAAACATTTTAGTTTCTGGAAGATTCCAGTTCCATATATCACGATCCTCTACTAACCTCAACCAATATGGAACATAATCCGTAGTTTGGTTATAATATTTCCATGCCAGAACACAACCAGAATTATCAAGAGAAACAAAAACATCAATCAACTTCTTTTTCGGGTGTTGCCATTTCTTGAAAGTTTCAATTGATGTTACGTGATGATCAATCCATACCACATCCTCCGTGCGTTTCATCAACTTGTCCCAACAATCTGGTCGATAGTCTACAATAAAAACCTTTTCATGGTGTCGTATTCGATTATATGGAAAAGGTTTATCAAAATTTACAGGAATGAGTTCAATATATTTTCGACCTTTAAGATGTTCAAAATGCTTTACAACAGCACCTGCTGCTTGTCCATCCGGATCGGCATGAAAAAATATCTTCATTAATATAGCTCCATCAACATGCTTTCAGTTCGTCTAAACTCTGTGTCCTTCTTCCATTTCCACAACTCATTTTCAATCAGGAATGTTCGAAGATCTATGACTGGCTTTTGATAAGATTGATATTCATCTAGGATGCTTTTCTTTATCTGTGGCGGAATATGAAAAAGAGAAATCAATTTTAGATTTCTCTGATATTCTTCTACCAGTCCTTCCTTCTGAACAAAAAACTTAACACCATCCAGACCATCCTTTGCGATCTTTGCCGCTGTTTTCGGTCCTATTCTTGGTCGAACTGAAGGTATGTTGTCTCCTGCGTCTCCCATCAACAACATTTCCAACAGAAACTTCTGAGGATCAGGACATTTCACCATCTTCTTTTTGATAGGATCATACTGTGATACATTCGGAAGCATCTGCAAATGTCGAAAATCCTTATCACCCGAAACAATCAAAACCTTCTTATCCTGATTTTTTATTGCCAAGGTTCCGACTATATCATCACCCTCGGCATGTGGAACTTTCATGAAAATAAAGGGAAGATAACGCCTCAAGGAATCCTCGAAGCGTCCTAGAACATCAAAAAATTCATCAAAATCAACCGGGGATTCATCACGTCCTGCTTTTCGGTTCCCCTTATAATCTTCATATACTTCCTTGCGCCAATTACCGTATGATTCTGCCGCAAGGACCATATTCTCGGTAGGAAATTTCCAGACATTTGAAAGAAGAGTTCCAAACACTATTGACTTCCATAGTTTGAATTCCTCTTCCTCCTGTGAAGCGAACAATGTCCTATAAGCCAAATGACCAAAATCAATCAACACCAAATCATAACGTTCACGATCTTGATTTCCCATACTAACCCTTTCTTTACCGATATAATTAATTATAACAAAATATCACTTAAAAATCAAGACTTTTTTACACATAACAAATTATCTAAACTTTGAAAGTTCCTTATTTCGTTTCTTCAGAGTCTGAGAAATTTTACGTTTAGTTTCCATAGATCGAACTTTCCCAAAAAAATGATGTTGTTCACCCGACTTCGCCTCAGAAATCTTTCTTTTTGCAGAAACAGTATGTCGATATCCTAATCCATTCCTCTTACCTTTCATTGATTCACTAATTTTTTGTTTCGTTTCTTCGGTCACCTTATGTCCTTTGTGTGCCTCAGAACTTTTTCGACATGATTCTTCCGACATTTTCTTACCATACATAGGACTCTTTTCACCACTCAGAGCCCTAGAAATTTTGTGTTTGGTTTCTTCTGTGTGCAAAAAACCGAGGCGGCTGGGTGGGGCTATACCACCATGAACAATATTACTTAGATTATTCAAACCATAATATTCAGTACAAAATTCTTCGCATTTATATGCTGCCTCTTCTGAATTGGTTTCGAAAATCTTTTTATATTCTGGAATTAAAAAACAACTTCGTATATGTCTAAACATTTTAGTAAGGTTATAATTATCAGGATGATATCCCTTTATCTGAAAAACATCCCAATGCCAAAACATCCTATTCTCCGTACCTTTTCCATAGTACGGATAGTGTTCGCCAGTAGGATCACTTATCCTGTAAACATAATATTTCATCAAAACAAATACCTATACTTTATAAATAAAGCCCCTGCTATTGCGGACCCAACACGACTTACCATATCGTGAAGCTACCCTGAATTTCGAAACATTATCACTGTTTGGAAATCTTCGCCTGCTCGGCTGTGCTTTCAAATTGGACTGCCAATCACCGTCATCAACATCAAAGCCAGGATGACCGGTAAATGAGAAATCTGACTTGCACGGATTTCCTTCGGCATCTTGCCAATCTACTGGTGCTTCGAACTGTGCCTGTTCAGCCATTATAGGTCTCCTTTCAGTCCCTCTGATATATCTTTATATAGATTTCCATCTTTATCAACTGCTCGTAAATTCGCTGTTCGACAAAGACCATAATTCCAGATAAAATCAACATACTCATAGAAAACATAAAACCGCCTGGAACCCGAAGATAGTTGTTCATGGTAATATCGAGAAATGTTTTCCTTAGAACCAATGACGCCAGTCGATAGTTCAGAATTCCAAAGAACATATTTTCCTGAATACCGAAACATTTCATTCATTTCAGTAATAAGTGATCCATGTTGCTCTTTGTCCATCAACAGAAGAAAACTGGTAAGCAATGTAATCTTCGGTCCTAGAATTTTCTTCAACTTAAAGATGAACTTATCTAAAAGAGAAATAGCATCCTTTTCCTGTTTGGTCTCAGGCTTCTTTACATTCTTGTAGTTCTTATCTATCAACCCCAACTGAAAGGCCTTAGTCTTTTCCACTGGAGTCAAGATCTTTTTCATGATAACGCCCAAAACGAACAAATCCGTAACCGCTTCATTTACTTGCATTTTAACCTTCCCTTATACAGAAATATACCTCAAGGTTCTATGAAATTCAGAATTAGGATTTTTCCATCCCTGTTTTACTTTTGAAAGTTTGCTCTTGTGTTCTTCTGATTTAGGAACTCCACGAAGAGCCGAAGGCCTGTCTTTCTTTGATTCTGAAATTTTCTTTTTTGCTTTTTCTGTATGTCTTTTTCCGTAAAACGCATTTAATTTTCCTGTACGTGTTTTTCCCCATTCTGATAACTTCTTCCGCCATTCTTTTGAACGCGGAATCTGATTACATGGTGGAGATATGCCCCTCTTTGCTTGACTTATAGCCTTTCTATGTTCTCGAGTTTTCTTCTTTCCTCTCAAGGCTACGGATATCTTCCTTTTTGATTCTTCTGTATGACTCGCTCCTT